GTTTTTATTGTTAACTGGGTTGGACCCACCCATACATAGGGGGTACCCACCTAACTTTTTGTTGACGGGGTAGGTTGTAGTAGGACCCCACTACAATGTCATACATGTAAAATTTGAATTACCTAAAACAATATGGGTAGGGGGTATAAAAGAAAACCCCGGTATTTCTACCAGGGTTAACTCTTGACATGGCTGGGGGTTATTTAGAATCTATATGCAAATACTTACAATAACTTACTCTTCTTCATCCCACTCATAATACTCACCGTAGAGGTCTGGTTCCATTTGTTAGGCAGTTTATACAGATTGATTGATTGGGTAACAACACGGGTAGCGGTTCTTTGCAGATCACACAGTTATTCTGATGGCTCATCTCGTTGGAATTGAATTCTTACTTTTTCATCAATGGGTATAGGATCACCTATCTCATCGATTCTTACAAATCGTACGTTAGTGTGTAGAACAACAGTTTGTGTGCCACTGTATACGTTGTGAGCCCTAGCTTCCATGTACAGAGTGATACTAGTTGTACCTACATGCGTGATGTTTCCGTAGATCTTAAGCAGCTGACCTTCCTTTGCGGGCTTCTTAAAGATGCACTTGTCAATCATTACAGTGACCATCCGGGGATTGTTACAGACTTCCATAGCATAAGCTGCTGCAGCTGCATCTAGCCAAGCTAGTAGCTTACCCCCAAACAGGTTAGCATGAAATCCTAAATCCGACTTTTTAATAGGATGTGTTGTGATTAGTTGCATTACCAGTGTTTGTTTTCTCTTTCCCAGTAGAATTCTAGTTGTTCTTGTTCCCAGTTGTAATATCTTCCCACTACATCACATTTGAAGATGCTGTGGATATTCTCATACTGAGCTACAGTTATAACTTCTTTATCTACGATGTTTGTTAGTACGTTTACTATGAAGGTGTAGTTAGATCCGGTGATTATCCCTGCCTCCACTAGTACGATTTTAGTCTTAGTCAGTAGCGGTAGCTTTTTCATAAAAGCATCCCTATAAGGCTGGGGGTCTTCATCGGGGTAGGGTACATCCACGGGTATCATCTCCATCATTTCACCCATAGAGCTTAGATGGTGTGCTATATGCATGGAGATACTGGAGCTGTAATCTGGAGATATATTTAGAATCAAACCGTTTAAGGGGTTGATCCCGTATTCTTCAAGATCCTTACAGACACTCTGGATAGTAATCCACTCTTCTTCTCTATTTACTTTCATCAGTTACTTAAGGGTGCTTTAATACTTGGGTGTGATTGATAGTTTTTTAATATTACGTCTACAGGTGAACTACAGAAGATTCCATCCCTAACATGTACTGTAGGTAATTCCATCGGCTTTCTACCAATTTGTTCTTTAGCTTGTTTGATATGATTCAAATATAAATGAGTATCACCCAAGTTACCAATCAATTCATCAGGTACCATATCAACCTCATTTGCTATCATTTCAAGTAGTAAGCCGTATGAAGCTATGTTAAACGGTAAACCTAAGAACGTATCCACACTTCTTTGATTCCACATTAGAGAGATTGCTCTATACTTTTCAGGATTAACAATCTTTTCCTCTCTGGTAGTTAGTCTTGTATAAACCTGGAATCCGTAATGACAAGGAGGAAGAATCATTTTATCCAACTCCCCTACATTCCAAGCAGATACCATTAATCGTCTGCTATCAGGATTTGTTTTAAGGTCGTTGATTAGGTTTGCGATTTGGTCTATACCATTTTTAAGGTCACCATAAATAAAATTATCCCCATTCCAATTTCTCCATTGCTTACCATAAATTGGTCCTAAATTACCCCACTTCCTAGCAAACTCATCATTAGTTTTAACTCGTTCAATGAAATGATTCAGATCTGAATGAGGTTCCCATGCTTGAACTTTACTTGAATAATTCTTATAAGCATCACCATTCCAAATATGACAATCGTTGTCTATGAGGTACTTGATGTTGGTATCTCCCTTTAGAAACCAAAGTAATTCAGTTACTATAGTTTTAAACGCCATCTTCTTAGTAGTAAGAAGTGGAAACCCTTCAGACATCTTATGTCGGATTTGACGACCAAATACAGAAAGTGTACCTGTACCGGTTCTGTCTTTCTTGACTTTACCGTTTGTAATGATGTCAGACAAAAGGTTCTGATAGTCTTTATCTAGTTTATTCATTGTTGAAATGCTTGGATTTTAGCGTCTACTTCTTTTAACTCTGACCAAGTGCCTAGATATGTGATTGCTCTTACCTTTCGGTTATCAATCCATACGTACTCCTGTCCGTCTTTGATTCTAGGTTTATCCATTACCAATCCGTGGTACTTGAAACTATTTTGTTTTAGCCAATTCTCAGTTATGGTTCTGTCTTTAGACTCTCTAGCAGTAAAGAAGGTGATAATATTACCTTCATCATACCACTTGTTGATGATTTCTAAAGCATTTGGTAAAATGTTGGCTGTGAGATACAGATGACTATCCTCGTTTTTGATGTCATTACAGATAGTACCGTCAATATCAATAAGAAAAATCTTGTTCATGGAGAAGCGTTTTGCAGTATCAAATATAAATATAAATTTGTAATGTTTAAACTTTTAATGTATATTTATAGTGTACCAACAAACCTTTAAAGTATGAGTGAAGATCAGCAACCTTACGAAACTCCTGAAATGACTTCAGAGCAAATGCAGGAAAAACGTGCTCAGCTTGATGCTTTCTATAATGATGTTATTCCTCATCTTGAGAAACAACTGAAGTATGAAGAGCTTCGTGCAGCTATTGAAATTGCACGTTTGAAGAATCTCCAAGCTCAGGTGACTATGGCTAATATGATGGCACCAGAAGTTGAAGAAGATGATGACGATGCTACTGAACAGCCCTTCAAAAGAACTCTAAAAAGAGAGAAATGATGGCAATCGTAAATCAAGTAGCAAAGAAAGTTGTACTACCCCGCTGGAACATTGTACAGTTTCAGATCATGGTGTATTGCTATTTGAGTAATACTTCAGTTAGCAGTGCTGATTTAGATTGCCTAACTCATCTTGGTGTAGATCAAGAGGCAGAGCTTACTGAGTTCTGTAATAAGATTACAGACTTGGGGGTATTTAAATCTCCGCAAAGTGCAAGAAATGCTTTATCAAAAGCAGAGAAGAAAGGTTTGATTATTAAGAAGGGTAAGAGTAAAAAGAAGATTTCTGTTCACCCTGATATTAATATTCAAACTGAAGGAAACATTCTGTTGGACTATAAGTTTGCTCATATTGAATCCAAGAAAGCCTAAACAAGCAATTAAGAAGACGGCTCAAGCGGAGACTGTTAGTGAGCAGCTTGTATCAGATCTAACGCACTACTTTTGGTTAAGAGCAAGAAAAGATATATCTAGTCTTGAATACCCTAGAGTTAGTATTGCAAATTTTGGTACATTCATAGTCAGATATAATAGGATGGAGAAACAGATTGAGAAGTACGAGGAAATTCTTGGTAAACTCAATATGACCAGATATAGAGACTATCAAATATTTGATGAGTTGTCTAAAAGAGTAAGTAGAATGAAGACTTTGATTCTACGGTTAGAAACTGAACGAACTGAAAGATCCGAACATTATGAAATTAAAAACGCTAATAGAGAACCTAAAAACGATCTGGAAGAACAAGACACTGATTCTTGAAGGTCTTAGGTACAAAATTTTCAAAACTGAATTAACCGAGAGGGTATATGCTAAAAGACATTCTATCTGTGCGACTTGTCCTAATAGAACAATGGAGTCTTATAAATGCATTGCTCCTGGAACACAACCCTGCTGTTCATTATGTGGTTGTTCTTTGTCTCTTAAACTTAGATCTTTAAGTTCAGAGTGTCCTGCTGAAAAGTGGAAAGCCCACTTTACAGATAAGCAGGAAGAAACTTATTTAAAAAATTATGGGCGTTAAGTTTTTACCTGAAGATCACAAATATGTTAGTATTGATCCGGCTGAGAATATCAGTTGGATGAGTGTTACATCATTGATTAGTAAACTTAAGCAGCCTTTTGAGGCTGAAAAGATTGCTGAAAAGTCCTCTAAAAACAGAAGATCCAAGTGGTATGGTATGACCAAGGATCAAATTCTTTCTGTGTGGAAGTCAGAATCGGAAAGAGCTATTACTGTTGGAAACTGGTACCACAACCAAAGAGAAGAAGATCTTTTGGGTTTAGATAGTATTGAGCGTCATGGTAAGGTTATTCCTATTATGCAACCCTTGGCTGATAATTCCGGTTTTAAGGTTGCTCCAGACCAACGTCTTACAGATGGCATGTATCCTGAGCATTTTGTTTATATGAAAAGTTTGGGTATTTGTGGTCAATCAGATCTTGTAGAAGTTGTAGATGGTGTAGTTCACATTACGGATTATAAAACCAACAAAGAAATCCGTAGTAAGAGCTACAAAGACTGGGAGGGTTTGTCTCAAAAGATGAACCCCCCGGTCAGCCATCTTGATGATTGCAATCTAAACCACTACAATCTACAGCTTTCTATCTATATGTACATGATTCTTAAGCATAACCCAAAGCTTAAGCCTGGTACATTGATGATTCAGCATATTATGTTTCAGGATGAGGGTAAAGATCAAAACGGATACCCTATTTTAAAGACAAACATTGATGGAGATCCTGTTATTAAAGATGTTATATACTACGATATTCCATATCTTAAAGATGAAGTCCTTGCACTAGTCAAGTGGTTTCAGGATAATAAATCTAAATTCAAATGATAATAAGACTCTTCGATGTACAGAACGGTAAAGTAATTCCCTCTGAGCACTGTTATACACTAGAAAGTCTGAAGAAGATTATAGATACGTATAATGAAAATGCACCTAAAGTATATACGTACATCTTTTACATGACTTGCCCAGATCCGGATATCAATCCATTTTTTAACGTACTGGAGTCTGAAAAAGAAGAATTAGTTCTTAGAGAAGTTAATATGGATTACTCTACAGAAGATCCTGAGATTTTAGAAGCAATGGATTTGTGTAGAAAGTTGTATGAAACTCCTACATTTCGTGCATACAAGGGTATTGCCAGTATGCTTGATAGACTTGCTCGGTACATGGAAACCACTGATATTGAGCATGGTAGAGACGGTAATATAAACTCTTTGATTAATGCTGCGGCTAAATTTGAACAGATTCGCAACTCATTTAAGGGAGCTTATAGTGATTTGAAAAATGAACAAAAAACTACTGTCCGTGGTGGACAGGGTCTAGCATATGATCAATTATGAACGATAACTTTCACGACTATCTTTTTCATTACAATGTTTATGAAAAGCTTTGGTATGTTTTTACAAGGGACGACTCTAATAATTATTTTAGTGATAGAGCCTCTATAAAGACTTTATCCGCACCAGATATTAAAATCTTGATCAAGGCTATTGCTGAAGGAGTTACTATTGAGTAATGTTTATTACTGTACCTACATATAGAAATGGTGAGTGGACTGAAACTTCTTTTGATTCAAGAGAAGACTTCAGAAATTTTTTGCTTACACTTTTTAAAGAACCGGGGCAGTATGAATTTGATGAGAGTTCTAAACTTTTTCAAGAACAATCTGATAAATTTAATTCTTTAGGTTACTACACGGATGCTCCGTTTAGATCCAAAGACTTTATAAACTATTGGGATCAAGAGAAAAAGAAGTGTCGGAATGGTGTAATATTCGTGGGTAAAAGAACCACCTGGTATCTTACTAGAGATTATTACATGTGGCTTAACTTCCTACCCATCTATGATAAAGAAGAAAAGAAATACGGTTTTGCAAAAGTTCGTGATGCTCAGTATCACATGGCAATGTATGAGATCTTAGCAGAACTTTCATTTAAACATGTTGCTATTTTAAAGAAACGTCAGATTGCATCATCTTACTTTCATATGGGTAAACTCATCAACCAATACTGGTTTGAAGAAGGTTCTATCTGTAAGATTGGCGCAAGTCTAAAAGACTACATTAATGACAAGGGTTCATGGAAGTTTCTTGATGAATATGCAAACTTTGTAAATGAACACACCGCGTGGTATAGACCTAATAACCCAAACAAAATTCTGCTGTGGGAACAAAAGATTGAAGTACGGATTGGTGGTCGTATAAGTAAAAAAGGTCTTATGTCTAAGATCCAGGGTCTTTCATTTGATAAAGATGCAACAACCGGTGTTGGTGGACCTGTAACTTATTTCTTTCATGAAGAAGCTGGTATTGCTCCTAAGATGGATAAGACGTATGAGTATATACGTCCTGCTGTTCAGTCTGGCTTTATTACTACTGGTACTTTTATTGCTGCAGGATCTGTGGGTGATCTGGATCAGTGTGAGCCTCTTAAACAAATGATTTTAAACCCCGAAGTAAATGATATCTATGCTGTTGAGACTAATCTCATTGATGATCAAGGCACCATTGGGACTGCTGGCCTTTTTATTCCTGAGCAGTGGAGCATGCCTCCTTTTATTGATGAGTTTGGTAACTCACTTGTGCAATCTGCTCTTGCTGCAATTAACTTGGAAAGAGAAAGGTGGAAGAAGGACTTAGCACCTGAGCAGTATCAACTACGTATTTCTCAGAAGCCAACTAATATTCAGGAAGCATTTGCTTTTAGAAAAGTATCTGTATTCCCCACTAATCTTGTTACAGCTCAATTAAAAAGAATTGAAGAAAAAGAGTATCCTTTTGAATTTTTAGAACTAGAATACGGAGAAGACGGAAAAATCGTAGCAAAAGACACAAGAAAATTGCCGATTCGTGAATTTCCTATTTCTAAAAAAACAGAAGATAAAACGGGGGTTCTTGTAGTTTATGAAAGACCGGTGGCTAATGCAGAGTTTTCTACATACTATGCATCTGTTGACCCCGTGGGTGAGGGCAAAACAACCACCTCAGAGTCTCTCTGTAGCATTTTTGTGTACAAGAACCCAGTGGAGGTTACCCGTGAGACAGATAACGGCATAGAGAGCTTTATTGAGCAGGATAAAATTGTAGCCTCTTGGTGTGGTAGATATGATGATCTAACCAAAACTCACCAGATGTTGGAGAAGATCATTGAATGGTATAACGCATGGACTGTTGTGGAGAACAACGTATCTCTGTTTCTTCAATACATGATCTCTAGACGTAAGCAGAGATACTTGGTACCTAAGAGTCAGATGCTTTTCTTAAAAGACATTGGTTCTAATGCTAACGTATTTCAAGAATATGGTTGGAAGAATACCGGTAACTTGTTTAAGGGTCATTTGCTTTCTTATGCAATTGAGTATCTCAAAGAAGAAATTGATGTAGTGACAAAAGCAGACGGGGGTATTGTAAAAACTACTTATGGGGTAGAGCGTATTTCAGATCCTATGCTGTTAAAAGAAATGATGGCATATCACCCTGGCCTTAACGTTGACCGATTAGTAGCGTTTGCTGCATTAATTGCTTTTGCAAAAGTGCAACAATCTAATCGCGGATATGCAAAAAGAAAAGAATCTACCATCAAAGGTTTGGAAAAGTCAGATAATTTGTATAAATTAAAAATGAGCCCGTTTAGACATATGGGAGCATCATCTATTTCTAAGTCTCGTAATCCATTCAAAAATTATAGATAATGTTTACGACTATTACTTCTACAAGTGATCACACATCTTTTTCGTACGTGTACATAGATGAATTAACAGATATGGAGTACACAACAATTTATGTGCTTAACACAATTGAAGAATTATGAAGATTTATAATGCACTAGATCTTAAAGCTGGAGCCAAAGCGGAATACAGTAAGACTGGTACTCTGATTCAGCCTGTTCAGTTTATTCCTAGAAAAGAAAAAGATGAAGAGTGGGCTGCTTGGAATATGGACTGGCATGAGTGGCAGGGCATTAAACAACTTAGAAGAAATTCAAGACGTATTCTTAAAAACTATAAGCTTGCAAAAGGTATTATTGATAAAACAGATTATATCATTGAGCCTGATAATGAATATGCAGATCTTGTAGATACACTTATCCAAGAGGATCAGTCTGCTCTTGAGATTAAGTTTTATCCCATTATTCCTAATGTAATTAACGTACTTACAGGTGAGTTTGCTAAACGCTATTCACGTGTAACATTCCGTGCAGTAGATGACATCTCTTACAATGAAATGATGGAGATGAAGAGAGCAATGATTGAAGAAACATTGCTTTCACGAGCTGAGCAAAAACTGATGGCTAATTTGATTGCACAAGGATTTGATCCTGAATCAGAGGAAGCACAGCAAGTTCTTAATAGAGATAATCTTAAGAGTCTTCCAGAGATTGAAGATTTCTTTTCTAAAGATTACCGCAATCTTATAGAAGAATGGGCAATGCACCAGCTTAAGGTTGACGAGGAAAGATTTAAAATGCAAGAACTTGAAGAGCGCGGGTTCCGTGATATGCTTATTGCAGACCGTGAGTTCTGGCACTTCAAGATGAATGAGGATGACTATGAGATTGAACTTTGGAATCCTGCCCTTACATTCTATCACAAGTCTCCAGATATCCGTTACATTTCTCAGGGTAACTGGGTAGGTAAGATGGATATGATGACCGTATCTGATATTATTGATAAGTACGGTTATCTGATGACTGAAGATCAGCTTATGTCATTGGAGGCTATTTATCCAGTACGTTCTGCAGGATATCCTATTGGAGGAAGTCAGAACGATGGAACTTACTATGACGCTACTAAGAGCCCCGAGTTCAATAGTATTGAGAATGGCTCTCTTGGTTATAGACAATTTATGTCTACATATCAAAATAGCTCATACACAGGTGATGTAGTAAATGAGATTCTTAATGAATCTGAAGACATGTTTGATAACGAGACAGCATTTATGCTTCGTGCTACTACTGTTTACTGGAAGTCACAACGTAGAGTTGGTCACCTAACTAAGATTACTGAGGAAGGTGAAATTCTACAAGATATTGTAGATGAGACTTTTAAGGTTACCGAGAAGCCTATTTACAATTTGTCATTTAACAAAAACAAGACTAAAGAGAATCTTGTATTTGGTGAACACATTGAGTGGATTTGGATTAATGAAACTTGGGGTGGTGTAAAGATTGGACCTAATGCTCCTACATTCTGGGGTCAGAAGAATCTTTCTGGTCTTGATCCTATCTATATTGGTATTAATCAACCTAAAGTTGGAAGACTTAAGTTTCAGTTTAAGGGTGATAATACGTTGTACGGTTGTAAACTACCGGTTGAAGGTGCTGTATTTTCAGATCGTAACACACGTTCAACATCTTTGGTAGATTTGATGAAGCCTTACCAGATTGGATATAACATTGTAAACAATCAGATTGCTGACATTCTTGTAGATGAACTTGGTACAGTTATCCTACTGGACCAAAATGCATTACCTCGTCACTCTTTGGGAGAAGACTGGGGTAAGAACAACCTGGCAAAAGCATTTGTGGCAATGAAGAACTTCCAGATGTTACCTCTGGATACTTCTATTACAAACACAGAGAATGCTCTGAACTTTCAACACTATCAAGTTCTTAGCCTTGAGCAGACAAATCGTTTGATGTCTAGAACTCAACTGGCTAATTACTTTAAGAACCAAGCGTTTGAGTCTATTGGTATTAACATGCAACGCATGGGTAGTCCACTAGAACAGCAAACAGCTACCGGAGTACAAGCATCTCTTGAAAGCTCATATGCACAAACAGAGATCTATTTCATTCAGCACTCTGATTACTTAATGCCACGCGTACACCAAATGCGTACAGACCTGTCACAGTACTACCACAGTAATAAACCTTCAGTTCGTCTTCAGTACATTACTACTGCTGATGAGAAGATTAATTTTCAGTTAAACGGTACAGATCTTCTTCTTAGAGATCTTAATGTATTCTGCACTACTAAAGCTAACCATAGACAAGTTCTTGAGCAGATGAAGCAGCTTGCAATGACTAATAATACTACCGGAGCAACTATCTATGACCTGGGTAATATTATGAAATCAGATAACATTGCAGAGGTTTCACGTATTCTGAAAGAAGCTGAAACTAAGCAACTTGGTCAGAAAGAAGCAGAAATGCAGCAAATGCAGCAAATGAAGGAGCAAGAAATTCAAGCTCGTCAGCAAGAGGCTATGATGAAGATGCAGTTTGAGCAAGAAGAAGCTGATAAAGATCGTCAGAAGGATATTACAGTTGCTGAAATTAGAGCTGCTGGATATGGTTCTATGCAAGACATTAATAAGAATGAGGTATCAGACTTCCAGGATGCATTAAAAGATATCCGTGAGACTGATCGCTATAGAGAACAAATGACTATTAAAAGAGAGTCAGAAATTAATAAGGGTGCCATGCATCAAGACAAGATGGGTATTGAGCGTGAAAGACTGCAAACACAACGTGAAATTGCAGAAAAACAGCTTCAGGTTGCTAGAGAGAATAAGAATAAGTACGATGTTCAACAAAAGAAAAAGTAACTATAGCCTTATTACTGCAAATTTTTTAGACTAAACCAGTAAACGGTTGCAAATCTTATAAGTTTATCTAATTTGCAATCCGTATATTATTAGTGAGATAAACCAAAACATTGACATAATGGCCGACGATAAAACCAACCTCACGGACCACACCACCGTTAACCAAGTAGATATTGATCTTGATGATCTATTTGGCGGTGCACCGGGTTCTGACAGTATCGTTCTTCCTGACTCTACGCCAAAGAAACCAAATATGTTTTCTACGGCATCAGTAGACCTCTCCTTCATTGATGAAGATGATGATACTGATACTGATGATGGAAAAGCAACTACCGAGGATACCACGGATGTTGCTGATGACGCTAAAGCCACCCCTGATACGGGTGATACTTTAGATGACATCTTGAACGACACTGATAATCAAGATAATGAACCCAGTAAAGCGGGTCGTAAGAAAGTAGACAAGTCAGGACTTGTAGAAGTCATGTCTAAATTGGTAGAAGAAGAACTTCTTATTCCATTTGATGATGACAAGTCTTTTGATGAGTACACCGTTGCTGACTGGAAAGAGCTTTTAGAAGCAAACTTCCAGGAAAGAGAAAATAAAGTGAGGCAGGATACTCCTCAACAGTTCTTTGAATCACTACCTGAAGAGCTCCAATATGCTGCTAAGTATGTTGCTGATGGTGGTCAAGATATGAAAGGTTTGTTTAGAGCCTTGGCAGAAGCAGAAGAGACACGTGAATTGTCTGTTGAATCTGAGTCTGGACAAGAGGAAATTATTAGACAATATCTTTTGAATACAGGTTTTGGTACTTCAGAAGAAATTTCTGAAGAAATTGATACCTGGAAAGATCTTGGCAAACTTGAACAACAAGCTAAAAAGTTTAAGCCGAAATTGGACGCAATGCAAGAAGGAATTCTTATGGATAGACTTGCAGAGCAAGAGCAAATGAAAAAGCAGCAAGAAGCCGCTGCTCGTCAATACATGCAAAATGTATATGAAGCTCTTAAGCCGGGTGAGGTAAATGGTATTAAGCTTGATAAGAAAACTCAAGCTAATCTTTACCAAGGTTTGGTACAACCAAACTACCCGTCTTACATGTCAGGTAAAAAGACTAACCTCCTAGGTCACCTCTTGGAGAAGTATCAGTTTGTAGAACCTAACTACGGATTGATTGCAGAAGCTGCATGGTTGCTTTCTGATCCAGAAGGATACAGAAACAAAGTGCAGGAGATTGGTAAGAGTAAAGCAGTTGAAAAGACTGTACGCCAACTTAAGACTGAGCAATCAAACAGAACAAGTTCTACTGCTGCTAATTCAAGAGATGACGAACCAAACAGAAGAACCATTACTCGTCCGGGTAATATCTTTAAAAGAAACTAACGTAATACGTTTTTATTAATTTTTTATTAATTTTTTTTTCATTAACTTAATCTATATTTAAAATGGCAACACCTGTTTTAAACAACGGTATCTTTTTAAGAGATACTCAGTATCAGGCATCCAGCCATGTAGATTCTTACCACCTGGTAAACATGTTGAAGTCGGCTGAGCCGATGGACATGGGTCCAGTTGATTTGTGGGCTATGGCACAAAAGGTAGAGATGCCTTTGTATCAAATGGCTTCTTTCGGCGGTAAGAATACTATCATGGTTGACAATGCTAAAGGAGAGTACAAGTGGCAGGTTCCTGTTACTCAAGACCTTCCTTACATCATTGAAGACATTGAGACTGGCAACACCTCTAAGGGTATTGACGGTACTACCTTCAAAATTAAAATTAACAAGCGTACTTTCGGTCACGGTGATATCATTACCTACGATAAGTACAACGGTGCTGAAATGTACATCACTGCAGAAGATATTCTTCCTGCTGGTGACGGTTTCATTTACACTGTACAGCTTGTAAATAATGACAACGTGAAGTTCTTGGAGAACAAGTACCTGGCTTCCGGTACTAAAGTTTTCCGTAAAGGTTCTGCACGTGGTGAGTACGGTGAGCGTTTCTCTGATATCGGAGAATTCGGTGCTGGATTCCGTGAGTTCTACAACTTCGTAGGAGGTGCAGAAGCTCACGTACACTACAGCATTTCTTCACGTGCTGATATGATGATCAAAGGTGGTCTTAACCAAGATGGTTCTGTACCTGTAACTGAGATCTGGAGAAACTTTGACAAGAACATTGATCCTTCTATCACTTCTTTGGAGATGATGGCTAGCCGCATGGGTAAAGACTACGTAAAGAAAGCTATGGCAAATGGCTCTTTGAACCGTACTTTCTTGACCACTCTTGAAGCTGCTCACCTGTCTAAGATTGCTACTGACATGGAAACTTACCTCATGTGGGGTCATGGTGGACGTGTACGTCAAGATGGTCCAGATGATGTTCGTCTGTCTGTAGGTTTGTGGAAGCAGCTTGATAACTCTTTTAAGCGTGTATACAACAAGTCTTCTTTCTCTCTTGATATGTTCAAGGCTGAATTGTACAACTTCTACCAAGGTCGTGTTGAACTACAAGGTCCAGACCCCAAGCGTCAGATCATTGTACAAACTGGTCTAGGTGGTATGAAGCTTGTTAACGAGGCTATTAAGAAAGAAGCTTTCGGAACTGGTCTTACCGGTATGGTAGTTAATGGTGATAAGTCTGGTATCAATGCGATCTCTGGTTCTAGTGCAATGGATCTTAACTTCGGTTTTGCATTCACTAGCTATGTGATTCCATTCTTGGCAAACGTTAAGTTTGTTTTGAATCCTGCATTTGACAACTTGCATACCAACGACATTGAAAACCCATTGATTGACGGTCACCCCTTGAGCTCTTACAGCTTTGTAGTATTTGACATCACCGAAACTGGTAATGACAACATCTACTTGTTGAAGCTTTCTTGGGATAACCAATTGAAGTGGTTCTATCAGAATGGTACTATGGACTACATGGGACGCAGTCAAGGTTTCCAGTCTTCTGGTAACTTTAACGGATACCGTGTATTCATGACTCAAAACATGCCTGCTCTGTGGGTTAAAGACGCTACTAAAGTGTTGAAAATTGTTATGAGAAACCCAATTACTGGCGGATCATTCTAATAAGAAATAGGGTAGAGGGGGTAGCAATACCCCCTTATACCTTTACCTTGTCGTGCATCATTTATGATGCTTCACCTGTGCATGCCAGCAGATTTGTTTCTAGAACAAGTTTAGAGGTCGGCAGCCTCTCCAGGTACTAATTAGTGATAAACCCCAAAACCAACAATTATTAACCAACAATAATCACTATGTCATCTGTAACAATCGTTGAAAAGTATCAACAATCTAAGAGCAACAAAGTTGCTGTTAAACCGTTCTTTGAACCAACCGTAACCAACATGGGTCTTGAGAAATATGGAATGTCTCTCATGGATGGTGTTTATCATGAAGAGCAACTTGCTTGCTTAGAGTTTAATGGTATTAAGCGTTACTTGACTGGACTCAATGAGTTTGCTCCAGAAGTTAAACTTCTTCCGGATGATCAAAGAGATGCTATTATTCAAGACATTCGCAAGACTGTAGCACAACTTGAAAGAGAACTTGCTTCTAATATCATTAACCTAGATGATCCTGAGTTCTGGAATAAGGTAAAACTTCTTCGTCCAGATAATGATGAGTTCTGGGGTAGGATTACTATCCGTTGTGGTAATGAGCCTTTGTTCTTGGATCCTGTAAGAGATCCGTATGATCTGATTAAACTGAGAGCTATTGAAGCTGGTGGTTTTTCAATTATAGCTAAAAGCTTGCAACATGCTAAGAGTATGCCTGTTGCACCTAAGTTTTTCCTTGATAAAGTAGAAACCACAGCTTCTACTACAACTGAACTTAAGAAGTTGCGTAACAAAGCTCTTGCTGAATTGCAAAAACTTTTTGATAAATCACCACAAAAGCTTTTTCTTGTCGCAAAAGTTGTTGATATTAATAGTGCCCAGTATAAGAAATCTACTCCTAACGATGTTATTTATGACAATATGGATAGATTTATTAACGGTGAGTCGGTAGAAAAGAACAAGAAAAAAACTGCTGAACAGTTCTTAGATGCTGCTAGATTAGATATGGAAACTATTAAGATTAAATCAGTAGTAAAGGATGCAACATATTACCGCTTCCTTGCAACTAAACCTGATGGTTTTATTTACCATATGGATTCTGGTACAGCTCTTGGAAAGACCCCGCTGGCTGTAATTGAATATCTTAAAAACCCACTCAATCAGGATGTTCTTATTGGACTGATGGAAAGAGTAGAAAAAATGTGGAACGAGTAATGGCTGAAGATAAAGATCCATTTGCAGATTGGTTAGGGGAGCTTGAAAAAGCTTCCCAACCGACCTGTAATATTGACAATCCTGAAGATTGTGAAGCTTGTGGTAGTTAATGAAGTGTTTAATCCATGAATAAGAAGAAATTATCACCAGAAAAAGGTCCAAGAAAAATGAAGCTTTATGATGAAAGCTTGAATAAAAAGAAGTACGGTGGTGGATCAAATAACAAGTCTGTTAAAAAAGGCTTTAAAAGAATGAAGTAATGACTAATGCAGCTCTACAGCTTAAGATTAAGCAACGTCTTAACAAGCTAGCCAGCAATGACTATGATAACATAGAGTGTTGGCAGATAGTAGAGGCTTTTAATAAAGCTCAAGTTGAATGGGTACGTCGTCAATTGCACGGCAATAACTTATTTAAAGAGGGTGATGAAGGCTCTAAGAGACGTGTAGATGATCTGCAGATTCTTCTTATTCAGAGTAAATTGTATGGTAATAATAGAAAGAAGTACTTTGAATCAAGAGAACTTCCTTCTAATTACCTGCAGTACAAGCGTGTAGACGCTTATGCTAAATCTGAATGCTGTCCTGAAAGAGGAATTACAGTATACTTGGCAGAGGAGGCAAATGCTGAACAATTTCTTAGAGATATGTATCGTCAACCAAGTTTTGAATGGGGTGAGACTTTTTGCACGTTGATTGGTAATAGAATAAGAGTGTATACTGATAACAAGTTTGATTTATCAGATTGCAGTTTTACTTATTATAGACAACCAAAAAGAATTGAAATTCTAAACTGTGTTGACCCTTATACTGGAGTTGCTTCTGCTCAAAATATTATCTGTGAATTTAAAGATGATATTGTAGAACTTCTTATTGATGAAACAGCAAGCATACTTGCTGGTGATATTGAATCTACTAATCAGTTTCAAAGAGGAACACAATCAGCTGAACGCAGCAACTAATGGCACTACAAAGACTCAAAACGTCTGAAGATAAGGCATTTGCAACCTTGGTTGGCAATTTGTTTGCATCTACTACAGTAGCTCATATGCTGCATTTAAAGGTAACCGGTGAAGGTTCTTACTCTCAGCATAAAGCTCTTGGTGAGTATTATGAATCTCTTCCCGGATTTCTTGATTCAATTGTTGAAGGATATCAAGGTCATCATCTTAAGCTTCTTGAACCTATAATTGTGACTCCTCCGAGCTTAAAGACTGTAAAAGAATTTGTTGATCATCTAAATTCTTTGTATATTATTATTGACGAAGCACAGCAGGCAACTATGTGTAGTTCTTTAAAGAACGTTCTAGATGAAGCTAAAAGCTTAGTCAACACTACAAAATACAAGCTCTATTTTTTGAGCTAGTTGTTTTTTCTTTTAACCTAAATTCTATTTAATCATGGCATATTTTCCCCATGCGTATAAAAAAGTGTTCGTAGCCGCTTCAGTTGAAACAGCTGCAGGACAAAAGTCACATCAGTTGTCAGCCGGTGAGCTGGGACTGTTGGACAAAACATTTACCTCAGTTGCTGCTGGTGGTGCCGTTGCAGGTGGTCTTTACTACTTGGCACAAGGTAGCTATCACACAACTGACAAACTTGGACCTTTTCACGGAGGTTACAAAGAGTCTGTTAAATCTAAGGGTATCAACCCTAAGTTTATCAGCAAAGTATGGACTGTAGCCGCTGCTGCTCCTACTAATGCTATCTTGACTGTAGAAGCTCAAGGTGATTGCTTTAAGTGTGGTGTTGAGCGTTACCTTCGTCTTGACATTAAGGGTTCGCCTGCACTCCGTTTCTTGGGTCGTAACGCTTACTTTGTAGGTGACTTTACCAGCTACTGCTGTGTTACTGGTCAAACTACTGTAGATCCTTACACTGTATTGTCTACTTGGGCTACGCAAATTGCTGGTGATGCTTTGGTATCTCCCTTTGTACAAGCTGTTGTAGAGAAGTGGAATCCTGCTGCTAATGAAGGAGCAGGTGCTTGGGTATCTTCTGCAGGTCACACTGTAACTACTTCTAGCCACGGTAAATTTCGCATTGTTCTTACTGGTGCATATGTAGATACTAAGTTTGGTGATTGCTCATTTTCTCCAACCGATTTCTACGAAAGAGAGCCTGTTCAGATTCTTGCTTCTGAGATTGATGAAACTGGTAACGCTTGTAATGTAGCTTGTACTGTTATTACTGAAGTACAACGTGGTGAGCAAGGTAACGGATTTGGTGAAACTGTTCTTCGTGAGTTCATTCTGTCTAACAGATATGCTCAAGAAGATTTTCAGACTGATCCAAGAATGCGTGAGATTTTGAATGATATTGCTTTGACTGGTGTTTCTCGTAATGCTAGCTACAAAGCCTTTAACATTCTTCACAGCATTCCTCGTTCTTACAATCCTTCAGGTATGCATAACAGTGATCAATACTTGTTGACTGTTTATGCTGTTGACGGATCAGCTGCTTCAACTGCTGTTGCCGCAATCTGTACAGATCTTGCTGACGCTGCTGGTGTTACTGTTGAGACTTATTAAGTCTTTTTAGTAAAGAAATTTGGGGGAGTGAGAGTTTTATGACTCTCCTCCCCTTTTTTCTTTGATATATGGATCATTTTTAGTAAATTATTTATGAGCACGACTATGTGCGTAATTCTTGTCTGTTATGGGAGCGAAACATCATTTAAGTTTAGAAATTCCGGAAACTGCTAACACTAAACTTTTTAGAGTTAGTGATACCAGTTTCTATGCTAACGACTTAGCAGTAGAGTGTCCTACTCTTCAAATTCTTTCACCTGGTTTTAATGTTGCTAAAGATGTAGAAGCAATTCCAGGGTTTAACTATGTGCTCAACGCTTGCACACTCGGTACTCAAGTATCTGGTTGTGGAGATGTAAATGCTGATCTTGCTGATGGTATTTATGTTATTCGCTACAGTGTGTCTCCAAACACACAAGTATTTGTTGAGTATAACTATTTGAGAGTTACTGCGGCACTTAATCTTTATTACTCAAAGCTTGGTCAATTAGACGTAAAAGCTTGTGAGCCTGATCAAGAAGTTAAAAAGAATCTTGCTGAAATGCGTTTAATCAAATCAATGATTGATGCAGCAAAAGCAAAAGTCGAATATTGCCACAACCCTAAAGAGGGTTATGAACTCTTTGTATATGCTCTAAGACGTTTAGAGAAAGTTTGTGTCTAATTTTTAAAACCAAAAACTAATGGCTATTTGTCCCAACTGCAGGTCTGTTCTCTCTTGCGGCTGTCAACAACGTACAGCATCTAATGGCGCTTCTATTTGTCAGAATTGCCAAACTGAATATGAGAAACAGTTACCTCAAGAAAAGAAATAATTATGACTAACGAAGATAAGGCAGGTATTTACGGTAAGTTTTCTGATTCTATATATAAGAAGTTCAGAGAGCTTAGATATGGTATTACCTCTTGCTGTGATCATAAGTCCTTAGAGGAATATGAGATGAGCAAAGATCTTTGTGATTGGAAGCAGCTTAAAGGTTCTCAAGACCTTTCTGATACTCAGATCAGATACTTTGCTAATATGCCTATTTTCGTTGATGGTCAGAGTGGAGAAATCAGCAGTGATTCACACTACCGCTATGCCGGTTCTGCTTCTAACAGATCCGCTACTGTCACTTATGAATATGCTAGTGATGGTAATGTAAATATTATTGAAGTAAACTCTGGAGGAGCTGTTACACGTATTAACCTTAATCCGGTTATTAACATTGACAGACGTGCTCCATCAGAATTCACCTTTGAGCAACTTACCCCATTGGCTGTTTGGGTAATTACTCATAACCTTGGATTTGTTCCAGGTAATGAGCTTATTACGGATCTTAACGGTAATGAAATTGATGGTATTACTCGTCCTATTAACGATAATACTATTGAGATTACGTTTAGTGAACCAGTAGCCGGATACGCATACTTGAGTTAATATGTCTACTCCTAAGAAAAGAATATTTTATAGTGACCTCAGCTTAGCTAAAAATGAGCTGTTAGATTTCCGTATTGAAAATACATCAACTTCGGAACGTCTCGCTATGTCACTGGGTGCTCCCCATACAGGTCTTGCCGTATGGGATACTGATCTTGAAGGTTTGTATATCTGGCACGTAGATCATTGGGTAAGGGTAGGTGCAACTGTACAACAGATTAATAACTGGAATCAAGCTTATAATGATTCGGTTATTGACTTTACTTTAACACAAGGCACGGATAGTGTATTTACTATTAATCGAAGGAACAGTCCAGATCTTTCTGTAACATACCGAAGTGGTTATATCTATAATCAGGGAGCACCCTCAGATATCTGGGTTATTAATCACAACCTAAATAAAAATCCATCAATTACAATAGTAAGTTCTGCTGGTGAAGAGGTAGAGGGTGCAGTAGTAATTAACTCATTAAATCAAATAACAATAACTTTTTGCGGTGCGTTTTCTGGGAAAGCGTATCTCAACTAATTCTTTTAAATATTATGGCAAAGAAATTTTTTACATCAATTGATCTTAGCAAGTGTGAACTTATTAATGCTAGGATTCACAATTTACCAGATTCACCAGGGTCACCGGTATCTGGTCAGATTTATTTTAACACTGGTGACGGTCAAATGTACTTTTATGATGGTACCGTTTGGCAATCAATGCGAGGTGATATTACCAGCGTTACACTCACTGGTGGAGCTGGAGCAAGTGTTACTCAAAATAATAGCAACGGTGGTGCTTATACTGCAACTATTGACGTTAATGTAGACACTACAACCATTGCTATTAATGGCTCTGACAATCTTTATGTTGTTAAAGATGCGGCATATCTTGAAACGTTTTATACTACTAATGGTACCTTTTCTTCAAATCGTACTGCAACTCTTGGTACCAGCAATCTAACTTTTGACGCTACCTCTACCGGTAAGTATACCATTAAGAATGAGCTTTATCTTGGAGCACAGGCATCAGGTGGTCATGGTGTATTGCACATTTATGCTCCTTCAGATGCTCTTGGTTCTGGAATTGTTTGGGAAGACGGTACTGCACCTACGGGTATAATTAAGTTCCAACATAATATTGGAGACTTTGTATTTGAAATTAATGGTGCTGAACTTCTTCAATTAGACGGTACAACAGGTAATAAGGGTCTTAAAATTAATAAAGGTGTTGTAGCATCTGTATTTGCACTAGACGTAACCTCAAACTCTGGGTCAGATGTTGCTCGTCTTGAGGGAATGCTTGAGTCTACAACAGAATCTAAGCTTGTTACAATTTCAAATGGTGGTGTTCTTAAGTATCGCACAGTAACAGGTATTAATGCTGATGGTAGAATTCAAAACCTTGGTACAGATGATCTTTCAGTAGATGCTGGTGAGTCTAGAACCTTTACTATTAATGACGCTAGAGCTGATGCTTTTAAAATTGCTGATGTTGATGGTGCTCTTTTAAACTTTAATACTACTGGTGCTACTATTGTAGACAAAGTAGCAACGTTTGGTACCTCTGTTGTAATTGACGGTAACCTTACTGTATCTGGTACTACCACAACTATTTCTACTGAGACTGTAACAATTGCAGATAACATTATTGTTCTTAACTCTAATGCTACGGGCACTGCTACAGAATCTGCAGGTTTTGAGATTGAGCGTGGTACAGATACGAACGTACAGTTTTTATGGAATGAAACAAATGACTATTGGTCTGCTGTAGGTACTAAACTACATATTGGTACAATTGCTACCGGTACTTCAACTAGTATTCTTACTGAAACATCAGGAGTTATTGAGAAGAGAACTCTTAGCGGAATGCTTGATACTCTTCAGTTTTTTGATGCTATTACCGGTTATGCTGTACCTACTGGAGGCGTAATTACGTTTGTAGGATCTAACGGTGTTTCTGTAGTTTCTGCAGGTAATGCTGTAGCAGTATCTGGAGTAGATGCTACTACGACTACTAAAGGTGTTGCTAGCTTTGCTGCTGCAGATTTTGATGTAGCTTCTGGTGCAGTAACTCTTGAAGATACAGTAGTAAAAACTGTTACTACAGATTCTGGAGCTCTTACACCTTCTAGCCACGGATTTTCAATCCTTGGAGGAGAAGGTATGGATGTTACGCATACGGGCACAACTATTACCGTTGCAGGAGAAGATGCCACAACTACAAATAAAGGCATTGTAGAGCTTGCTACGGGTGCTGAGACCAATGCTTTAACGGATACTGCTCGTGCAGTTACTCCTGCTAGTTTGGCATCACTACGTTATGCTGTTACGGGAACAGGTTCAGCGGCTACTTGGACAGTAACTCACAGTTTAAATAGTAAGGATGTAATCGTTCAAATATATCAACTTTCTACGGGAGATACCGTAGAGTGTGATGTTACGCGAACCACAGTAAATGCAGTAGTACTTGGATTTTGTGCAACACAAGATTTAACTGATTTGCGTGTTATTGTTATTAAAATTGCTTAATTAAGTTTACTATCTTTATAGTAAATTAAAATACTGCTTTAGATGAAGTTTTTAAATCATAATTTATTTACCGGTGATATTACGGTGAACGGTACTACAACACTTAGTACCGCCACCGGTATCACTCGTACAACTGGTGATAATTCAACTCATCTAGCAACTACAGCCTTTGTTAAAGCTCAGGACTATGCTACTAATACATCATTAGGTAACTATGTACCGGTTAGTAGAACATTAACAATTAACGGGGTTACATTTGATTTATCAGCAAATAGAGCTTGGACTATTGCAACTTCTGATTATACATCTACACTAAAACATGTTGTAAAAGCAGGAGTTGCAATTACAAAGGGTCAGGCTGTCTATGTTACAAGTGCAGATGGCACTAACATGATTGTAGGACTTGCTTCTAATACAACAGAAGCAACCTCTTCTAAAACTATGGGTCTTATAGATACCACAGTTGCAGCAAACGGTTTTACTAGTGTAATTACAGAGGGTCTTTTAGCCGGTCTTAATACATCTGCTGCTGAAACAGCCGGTGAACCAGTATGGCTTGGGGTAAATGGTAATTTAATTTTTGGGTTAGCAAATAAACCATATGCACCAGCACACCTGGTGTTTATTGGTATTGTAACAAGAGTAAATGTAAATAACGGAGAAATCTTTGTTAAGGTACAGAATGGTTTTGAACTAAAGGAAATCCATGATGTAGATTTAATTACAACCGCCCCTATAAATGGTCATTTATTAGGTTATAACGGAACCCTTTGGGTAAATAAAACTATTGCTGGTTGGTTAGGATACACTCCTGCTAATGCTTCTGGTACTACCAACTATCTTTCTAAGTTTACAGGAACTACTACTCTTGGTAATTCTCAAGTCTTTGACAACGGAACCAACGTCGGCATTGGGACAACGGCGCCAGCCAACACATTGCAAATTGGCAGTGTTGGAGCTACCGGCTACAGTGGGAACAAGTTTGCTATTGGCGATGGCACGAATGTGGTTGTCTTGCACACTGCTGCCGTCTCTTATCTCACTGCCAATGGTGACATCGTAGTAGGTGCGGGCGGAAATACAACGAATCAGTTATACGTTAAATCCGGAGGCAACGTAGGCATTGGGACGACTAGCCCATCTAACAAACTACAAGTAGCAAATGGAGATATGAGTATCACAACCGGATACTCATTTATTCTTGCTGATACTGATACAAACTGGAGACTTGGTAGAAACATTATTGTAGAAAACGGAAATCAACTTACTGCTAATACTATGCAGTTTATTGCTGCTAATGCAGCTAATGAAGGTTGGCAGTTTGTAGATGATGATGGTAACACCCGTTTTGAAATTGGTGCTAGCACAGGTAATGCTTGGTTACCTAGTGGTAATCTATACTTGAATGGTAACCTTGCCGCTACACAATCTTGGGTTACATCTCAAGGATATCTTACTTCTTATACAGAAACAGATACACTAGCGTCAGTAACTGCTCGTGGAGCAAGCACATCAACTAATTCAGTTTTTACTGGCGGTTTACAAGCTAGAAAAAATCAAACTGATAATAATTATACTACTGCTGCTCTTTGGACTGAATCGTTTGGTAATACTACTACAGGTATTGCATTCCACATTAGTGGTAACGTAGGCAAGTTCCTTGAAATGCGTACTAATGGTGTTCTCTATTGGGACAATGCTCAAGTATGGACTGCTGGAAACGATGGTTCTGGCTCTGGTCTTGATGCTGATTTATTGGATGGAATTGATTCTGCAAGATTTATATATGGTCAGTCTGGAAATAGACGAGGAACTAATCTTATATCAAACTGGAACCAGACAGATTTTCCAGATGTAGCGTTCTTATCTGCTGAAAATGGAGGAACAAATGCGCCAACTTCAGACTATACTTATGGTACACAGTATTCGTTTCATAGAAGTGGAGCAGCCTATAGAACACAATTAGTCACAGCGCTATACAGTAGTGATACTAGTATATACGTAAGAAACTCAAGGGATTCCGACGTATGGACCTCTTGGAAGCGTCTATGGCATAGTGGAGATTTTACTTCTACTAACATTTCTAACTGGAATACTGCATACGGTTGGGGTAACCATGCCTCTCAAGGATATGCTACTCAAACATATGTAAATACCGCTATTTCAAATCTTGTAGACGCTGCACCAGCTACTCTTGATACTCTTAATGAGTTAGCCGCTGCACTCGGAGATGATCCGAATTTTGCTACTACTGTTGCAACTTCAATTGGTACTAAGCTTCCACTAGCTGGTGGTACAATGACTGGTAGCATTGATATGGGTGGTAATAATATTACCAACATTGGACAGATTAGTGTAGTTAAAACTCAAGATAATCCACCTAGTGGAGTTAACGGACAACTTTGGTGGGAATCTGATACTGGTATACTTAAAGTATATTATGGTGCTGCATCAGCTTGGATTGATGCATTACCACTGCCGGATGTTACTTTGTTTTACCCTAAAGCTGGTGGTGCAATAACTGGTGATGTTAGTATTCTTCAGAGTCTTACAGTAACCGGTAACATTTTAACAAGCGGAACTGTTACAGCTACAGGAGGAAATAGTACACAATGGAACACTGCATTCGGATGGGGTAATCACGCTAGTGCTGGTTATGCCGCTGCCTCTAGTTTAGCAAACTATTTACCTTTAGCTGGAGGTACCATGAGTGGTACACTTAACTTTCAACAGCCCGTAGGTCTTGGTTTTGCTAATGGACAGTATATCAAAGACAATAATCTCGGAGGGTTAATTATCTACAGTGGTGCTGCTGTCAATATAAACGGAACATCAATAACAATTAGTAATAATACTACTGTTGGTGGATGGTTAGGTGTAACAGGAATTGTATCTGCTAATTCACGTAAACTTTCTTTAGGTATACTTGATCTTAATTCAGGTGTTACTCCAACTCAATATAAAATTAAAACAAGTATTCCGTGGAACTATGGAGGTTCTGATTTTACCGTAAATATTAAAGGATTTAGATATGGAAGCGGACAGATGGTTTCTTTATCTATTGGTTGGCACTATTATAATAATGAATTTTATAACAGAACAGCTATTTCTAATGGTGCATGGGCTCCTACAATCAGTCTTGCTAAAAGTCCTGATGGATATGTAATTATTTATATTCCTGGTCCTGACTATTGGCCCAAGTTGTACGTAGAGAGTGTTTATTCTTCTAACTCTGCTGATTTGTATACTTCAGGATGGAGTTGGTCAGATGCCGATTTATCTGATTGTACACTAATACAAACAGTTCCTTATGGGGCTCTTGCTACCAATATTAGCGGTAATGCAGCTACAGCCACTAACGTAGCTTATTCTGGATTAACCGGAACCGTACCTACTTGGAACCAGAATACTACTGGTAACGCAGCAACTTCTAGTACATTCTCAACAGGAAGAACTAACTACAAAGGAGTTACTGATAATGCTGTTGCTGGTCAGTTAATGTGGAAGAACTATGGTAACGCCCATACCATTTTTGATGCATCCAATAGCACATCGCCAAGCGGTGGAGCAGTAAACAATGCAAACTCGCAGATAGCATGGGCTGGAACTTACCCTACTTTAATGGGGTGGAATGGAAGTGAAACTTATGGGGTTAGGGTTGATAGTGCTAGACTTGCTGATACCGCAGGAGCTTTGACTTCAATGAATATCTCTCAGTTTACCAACAACTCAGGATATCTAACTAGTGAATCTGATACTCTTGCTACTGTAACCGCTCGTGGAAATACTACAACCGGTAGCATTACTGTACAAGGTGGTCAGGGAGCTGCTGAAACTACAGATGGTTTTGGTCTTGAAATCATGGGTAACTATACCAATGGTCAGTACAACCACAGACTTGCTAAGTTTGATAAAGGTGGTGGTGTACCGTTATATGTACAATTAACATTAGGAGCCGCAAACGTTTGGTCTAATTCTGCTAGATTTGGTACATATACTGGTAACGGATATGAGTTTGAAGTATATGGTGCTGCTAAAGTAAATGGTGATTTTGTTTCTACAGGACAAATAAACGCATCTGGTGGTAACTCATCTAACTGGAATACAGCTTATGGTTGGGGTAACCACGCATCTGCTGGTTATATAACAAGTGTTGCTTTTGATAACTTAACAAGTAAATCAAGCGGAACTGGAACTTACCAAACTTCTGGTGATTTTAGAGCTCCAATATTCTACGACTCTCAGGATACGGGATATTATGTAGACCCAAATAGCACATCTAATTTATATAGAGCAAATTTTAATGCTATAAATATTGGAGCTTATTCTCAATATTCTTTTACTTTACCATATCCTGGAGCAAACTACGGTAATGGACGTATTTATATAAGACTCCAACCGATACAAACTAGAATTGTATCTTTTAAAATTAAGATAAGTTCTACGTGGAATTGGGCTGCAGCTTTTGGCTACATTTCCGCAGATGTTTCATACTACTGTGATGGGACCAATATATACTATCCGCAAGTAAATATCACTTCGGCTACGGGTATGGCTTTAGGTAGCCTTGCATTGGGAGACCTTGTTATTGAGAATGGTTACGTTTCTCTTCCTGTTTACTCTTCAAACTCTAATGGGATAGATGTCAAAGTAGAAGGTAGCCCTTCATTTGATTTTTCTACTATTAGTTATAGTTCTTACGCAAGTGTTTCATTCCCCGGACCCAACACTGTAAATATTCCTGGTGCATTTTCAGTTGGTGATAATAGTGTATTAACTACTGCAACATTTAATGTAAATGCAACTTCCACGGTAACACTTACGTCGGCTGGAACAAACGCTTCTATGATAAAAGCTGGTGCTGGTGACGAGCTTTATATTGGCGGTAATAACACTTGGCAGATGAGATTCAATGGCGGTAATGTCCTAATGGACAATGGCGGCTATTTGCAAAATGACCAATCTCTAAGAGCCCCAATTTTTTACGATTCTAATAACACCGACTTTTACCTAGACCCCAACGGAACATCTAACCTGCTTAAATTAAGCACTCTAACGATGGCTTACAATGGTATGAATCCAATGTCAGCTAATTCAGATTATGTTGGTAGATATAACGGGTCAGCCGGTTATCGTAATGGAACAATGGGTATTGGAAATACAGATTTTAATACTATATTTTCTAATTGGGGTTCAGGATTTATTGACTCTTGGAGTAGTCCAGCAAATGCACCGGGAGGCTCAACTCACTATATCGGTCTTCAATCAATACACTACTCTGAATTAAATACTAACACCGTATATGGCTTCCAAATGGCTTGTGCTGGGGAGGCAGATAATAGGTTCTTTTGGAGAAGTTCTTGGCCCAGTAAAAGAGCTTGGGTGGAAATGATTCACTCTGGAACTATCGGTAGCCAATCAGTAAGCTATGCAACCACAGCAGGTTCCGCACCAAATGCGAGTAATCTAAATGCATCGTATGGTGTAACAGCTGGCGCAGGTAATGGATTAAAATTCTGGGGAGGTTCTGATTTATATAAAATCCACATGGGTAACAGTGCCGAATATCATTATGGTCCAGTTACCGATTATTCTATAAAGACCAACATTGATAGTAATGGGGCAACTAGAGGATTTACTTGGGGAGTTGATGGAGGAACACCAATTGCAGCATTAAATGTTGGTAATGGCAATATGCAGATTGCTGGAACATTTACAGCGTCTAATTTCAGTGGTACAAGTAGCGGCACAAACACAGGTGACCAAACTAATATTAGTGGAAATGCTGCTACGGCAACAAGTGCAGCAACGTTAACTGGATCTTCTACTGTAAATGGATATCTTACATTAAATGTTAACTGGGGTGTAAGTCCTTACACAGCAGCTTTTAATATTGTTGGTACACATCCGTCAATGGTTTTTAGAGGCAGTAATGGAGATACACATTACTTAATCCATATGGATTCTGCTGGAGATATACAATATTATTTTGGACCAGGATATACAACTAATAACTGGACTCAAAGATATACGTTTACCAAAGGTGGGAACTTTAGTGTTCTTACTGGAAATATTTCAGCATCAGGTACAATTACTGGTTCTAACTTATCAGGCACTAACACCGGAGACCAGACAAATATAACCGGTAATTCTGGTACTGCTACTGCACTCCAGACTGGAAGAACCTTAACTATTGGATCAACCGGTAAGACTTTTGACGGAACCGGTAACGTATCTTGGACTTTAGGTGAAATAGGTGCTCAAGCTGCCGGTTCTTATGTTATTGCTAATGGAACTAGTGCTGGTAATATTGATGCTGATTGGGGACAGTCCTTTAAAACTTTTGACCCAATACCATCTGGAACACCGCCTTTACAATCGCCCAATATAAGAACGATAAACATTGGCGATGATTACAACAGAAGAACACAATTAGCATTTGATTACGCATCGGATGTTGCTTACTTTAGAAGAAGAGATGCTTCAGGATGGTTTACTTGGAGAGAGTTTATTCATAGTGGTAATATTGGTTCACAAACTGTAGCAACTGCTGGGGCGTTAAGCTCTATGAACATATCACAGTTTACAAATAACAGTGGATATATTACTGGTTATACTGAAACAGATACCCTGGGTACAGTAACAAATAGAGGTAATTCCACTTCACAAAATATTGTTTTTAGTAACGGAAGAAAAGGACTAGTAGGTGTTTATGATGCCGCGCAGACCCAAGCTATTTTCGCTATGGGCCCCGCTTATGTATTAACAGATGGGGGTGCGTCAGGTACTATTGGTAGTCTATATGGTTTGGCTTGGTCTTACAACCCCGATTACGGTGGTGCGGGAAATAATCCACAATCTAAAGCAGGATTAAATCATCAACTTTTATTAATGCAGAATGGTGTTACCACTGCAGCAATGGGTTCTGGTATATGGACAAGTGGAAACATATCCGCAGCCAACTTTAGTGGGTCATCTAGTGGTACAAACACAGGTGATCAGACAAATATATCAGGTAATGCTGCTACTGCAACTACGGCACCTTCTGGTATAAATAGAGGAGATCAAATTCATGGTAGTTCTGGTGTTACACCTGCAACATCATTTGCTTCTATGCCCTCTGGTATGTCTGGATTTACAGATAACTGGGCAGGGGGTGATTTACCTTCTGGTATGAGTCATGTACACGGAATAGCTTGTCGTCACTTTAATAATACAAGTAATAGTTGGGGATGGCACATGGTTGGTCAATATGATCAACCTGGTGATTTAAGAGTTAGATGGGTAAATGCAGGTACATGGACAGCTTATTATCAATTATTAAGTAGTTCAAATTATAATAGTTATTCTCCAACTTTAACAGGAACAGGAGCAAGTGGTACATGGGCGATTAATATTTCTGGTAATGCCGCTACTGCCTCAAGTGCAACTAATCTTATTGGACTTGGTTCTATACAATCTACTTCAACAGGAACATCTTATACAACGAACTATCAAGTAAGAGAAAATTCTGGAGGTGGTAGTAATACAAATGAAATTTATGCACCTCAATTAGCATTCCATTGGTCAGGGGTAGTTGCGTCTAGCATCATGATGGAAGCTAGTGGCAGGATGGCCATTAGAAATAATCCTGGAAGTTCTTATGAAAATTTTATAGCTGCTGTTGTATACTCTTATGGATATGGAGATTCCACACAATGGAATACTGCTTATTCGTGGGGCAACCACGCTAGTGCTGGATATGCGACAGCTGCATCACTTAGCGGATATGTATCAACTACTAATAACTCATCTCTTAATTCAGATTCAAGAAATACGAGAGGTGTTACTAGGCTTTATCGTAGAGATGATAACTCTGATTATTCTGTACAAACTTATTGGACTGGAACTTATTGGAAGTTAGAAGGTTATAGTGGTGATAACTATCATGCTGGTGTATCAGTTGCTCATGCTGGTTTAGCTGATTCGGCAACTAATGCTAACTATGCTAACAGTGCTGGTTCTGCATCTTCTGCATCTTCTGCAACATCTGCAACATCTGCTACTGTAGTAGTTACTATACAGGATAATCCACCAGCTGGTGTTAATGGTAAACTGTGGTGGGAGAGTGATACCGGTAAGCTTAAAGTTTACTATGGTACATCTTCTGCTTGGGTTGATGCTACCCCAGTTCCAGATATGTCTCTTTACTATGCTAAAGCAGGCGGTCCTATTAGTGGAGATGTAGCAATTCAACAAACTCTTACTGTAGTAGGTAACACTCTTATTCAGGGTACTCTTACTGAAACTTCAGATATTTCATTGAAGGAAAACATCCTTCCGCTTGAAAGTTCTTTAGATAAAGTAATGAAATTGAAGGGTGTATCTTTTAATAAGAAAGCCACTCCGAATGTAAAAGAGATTGGTTTTATTGCACAAGAAGTAGAAGCTGTTATTCCTGACTTGGTTACAGAAACTAATGAGGGTATCAAAACAGTATCTTACTCTAGAGTAACTGCCGTTCTTGTTGAGACAATTAAAGAGCAACAAGCTCAGATTGATGCTCAACAATTTCAGATTGAGGAACTTAAGAATATGGTGAATTTGTTAGCTGAAAAACTTAATAATTTGTAAGATGGCAATTAGCTTTCCTTCTTCTCCGACATTAGGTGATCAGTTTCCTGCATCAACAGGAAGACTATATTTATGGGACGGAACTTGGACTACTAAAGGAGATACTACAATACCTAATCCGTTTGCCGAAAAGCCTTTTAAGTTTAGATCTATCTATACTAGAGGGTATTTGTTTGGAGGATATAAGGATGCATCACCCTGGAAAAATGCTAATAGAACTGTACACTCTACAGATACTACTGTAAATCTTGGAGATAGATTAGATTATGGTGGTTCATATGTGGATGGTGGTTATAGTGATTACTATGCGTATATCTATGGACTTGCTGATTCTTTTTCTGGAGCTAGTACGCACACCTCTTCTTTTAATATGAGTAGTGAAGTAAAGCGTACACATGATTCTAACTGGAATACTAAAACTAGCCGAGATGATGTTGGATGTATAATGAATTCAACTTTAACAATGGCTTACATTACAGCTGGGGGATCTACCGCTACAGATAAGCATAACTATGTTACAGAAATAATGTATGTACTAGGATCTGCTCCGGCTGGTCCAACGGTAGGCGATGTATATGGTAACGTTGCTGCCTGGCAAGGAGAGACTAAAGGTTGGATTTGGAAGACTGGTCAAGGTGCAAACTTTATTTTTGCTACAGAAACCTGGGCATCTGGAGGAACAACCGTTGCAACAGATGGTTGGGGTAAAGGATTATCTACTAAACACGGACATGCTTACGTTAAAAACGGAGGTAATATTGTAACCGGTGCATATAAACTAAACGATACTACTGGTGCTCAGATGAGAACAGATTTGAATTTTGATAACTCTGGTGAAGAGAACTATCAAACTGGACAAAACTGGGGATATTGTGTAGGTCACTACAACGGTCTTCAGAATAATAATACATATAAAGTACACTCTATTACGGATGTATATACTGTATTAGGATCAGACGCTCAACCCAAAGGTCACGCTGGAGCATCATCAGGGGCTACAGCATCAGCTAGTGCATTAATATTAGGAGGACTATAATCATGGCATTTTCATTTCCATCATCACCAACTACAGGATCTCAATTTGTTGCACCTACAGGTATTATATATCTATGGGATGGAACTTGGACAACAATAGGAGATACACAAGCATCTAATCCATTTACTAATAGTTTTTTGTATAGAAGTATTTATACAAAAGGATATATGAGTGGGGGGTATAAAAATGGCTCTCCTTGGAGAAATGTAAATAAAACTATTCATGCCACAGATCTCACTACAAACCTAGGAGATAAGCTGGTTTACAATAGTAGTTACATTGGTGGAGGGTTTAGTGATTTTAATTCTTATGTCTATCCTAGTACTGGAACCGTTCAAGGTTCTGGTACTATTGTAGAGGCTATGAGCATGACTACTGAAACAATGTTTTCACTAGATGCTGCCAGATATTTAAAGAATACACGCACTGACTGTGAAGCATTAATGACACCATCTTTAACATCCGCATATATTGTTGGGGGTGGATCTGCTGCGGTGGATAGACATAATTTCGTAACAGATATTATGTTTTCTGCAGGAACTGCTCCTGCATCTCCATTAGCTGGCGCTACAGCCGGTGGTCTTGGTTCTCTATTTGGTCAGTATAAAGCATGGATATCACAAGGTGCCGGGTCTTCATTTACTTGGGTAACAGAAACATGGGCTACCGGAGGAATGAGCTGGGCAACAGACGGTCAACCAAAAGGTTTATCTAGTAAACATGGGTATGGATACGGTGGAATTGGGTCATACCCTGGATCTGCTTTTCTCTATAAGTTTAGTGAAGCTACAGGTACCAACCTTGCCACAGTAAATAAGGATAAGACTAATGGTGAGGAAAACTTTCAGATTGGTCAAAACTGGGGATACATGCTTGGTGCTTATGATGGAGCTGGACAAAATAATGATTCGTCTAGACTTAATTATTTAACTGATGTATACACTGCCCTAGGTAGTGATACTCAACCCAAAGGTCACGACGGAGCATCTTCTGGTTGTTGTGCAACAGGATCTGCAGTATTTGTTGGTTTTTAAGTAATATATTTGTAATTAAATAAAAATAAGAAATTATGGCGGATAGAAACGGAGACGGAATAGTTTATCATCGCTCAGATTGCGGTGACAATTACGTAAGATGGTATGGTTTTGGTGGTGATGGTCATTGTTCAACATGTGATACATGGGGACTTAGTGATCGCGCAATAAGATATATTCATGACCACCCTGAAATAAATCATAGATTTGAAGATGTGGTAGGTGACGAGTGGAATGACAAAGTTGCACCAGTACTTGACTTAATTGAGAAAGAAATAGAATCTGACATTAAAGAGGGTTATGAAGTAGTAAAAGAAGGTGTACATGACGCATACGAATGGGCAGATAAGAATGCTTGTAATATAGCAGTAACTGCTGCAATCGGTTTAGGTTGTGCTGCAGCATTTTCACCAGCTCAACCCGAAGGTGCAGTAACATCAACTACTTTATCTTTAATGGCAACTCCCGTTCTTTATGTTGCTGATAAGGCGGCTAAGGTGGCTGTAGTAATGGCAATGACTGAAATTATAACAGATGGATTTTTACTAATACCATATGTTAGTGATAGTATTGACCACACACTATTAAAAAATATAATTTCAAATTGTTTAGCTAAAAGTTTAGATTCAGCAGAATTATGGGCAACACCAGCTGGAGTTGGTATTGCAATTGGAGCTGCATTTGCACCGGTTATTGCAGATTTGATATGTACAAAAACCTGTCCTGAAGGTTTTACTAAAGCATTAGTTAACTAAAATTAATTAAAAAATGAAATACTTTATTGTAAGATTTTATAAAGAGGTTCCGCAAATTACTGGAATGATTTCTCTTACTTGGTTTGACTCTTATGGTATTTTTTCTCTTACCACTGAGGCTGAAGCTGAGCTTCTTGCTCTAAATGTTAGTATGGAAGAACTTACTGAAGATGAAGCTACTATTGGTCCTAAGTTTTATGCTATTTCTAGAGATTATCGTAAAGCTTATTCTGCGGTAGAGGGTTTAGAACCAGATGAAGAAGGTGGATCTAAGACTAAAGTCTATCACACAGAACACACAAGAGCTGTTACGCTTAGCTTGATGAAAAAAATTACTAAGCGTAGAATTGTAGATGAATTTAATCGTAGAGAGAATCAAACGGGTAAAGAGAGTATTCTTACTTCTGTTGACGTATGTCCATCTATTTGGGATATAAACATTCTAAGAGAAGACCTTCTCGGTGTAGAGATGCCCGTATATCAAGCTAATGATATGGGTCTTTTAGATGAAAGAGGATTACGCATTGTACCTGTTGATTATAGTAAAGGATTTTAAACAAACCAAACAAAACCATGAATAAGAAAGACGTTTTACAAATAGCAGAAGCCCAAGGTGGGTGGAGTATGAGTGATTTTCAAAGTCGGTACTTTGTAGTAAACTCACAAGTTACTGATTATCGGAGAGTTAGACAAGCCCTGTTAGAAATTGAAACACGTCTTGCTGCTAAGAAACAAATTATTCGTGACTGTAAAAGATCAGAAGTTCAGCTTAAGATTAAAGAAAGGGACTATGCATTAGAATCAAAAGATCTTGAAAAAGAACTTATTCTTTTAGATATTGATCAGCTTCAGTATGACATTTCTGTATATACAAAGAAGTTGAGAATTGTAGAAGAGGAGTTAGATCAATTTGCTAAACTAATTATAGAGATTGTTCCTAATTTTACAGAACTAGAAAAGTATAAAGTACATAATGACGAGCTTGAAAGAGAGTATTGGATTTATCGAATGGCAAAACAAGCTAGTGTAGATATGGTAACCACAGGTAGAATTGGTGCCGGTAATTTAGATTCAATTGCTATGATGGCACCTGAAGATCAAGCTCTAACTATTGGTTCTGCACTTCTTAATTCTAAGAAGCTTACAGCTGGTATTAATAGGATTGAAGAAGCTATCAATACAAATAACAATCTTCTTGGTAGTAACTTCTTAGGGTTGTTTGCGGAAAGTGAACTTCTTGGACTAAAAGCCAATGAGGAAAAAACAGATGGCGAAGATATTTAGTCTACCTATTAATCCTAAGCTATCAGAGGCACAGTTTGTAGAGTTTGTTGATTTTTGTCAAACTTACAAAGACTATATCTCGGATCTATATTTTACGTGTAGAATACCCCCATTTACGCAAGATGCAATGGGGGATGTTTTTGGTACAGATGATGATGCACAATACATGATTGATACTGCTTTGTTTATTCAAAGCATTACTGGCATTACTGTATCGGCTACTTGTAACAATAACACGGTCAGACCTACACAGGAAAACTTAGATCTGTGGATTGAATCATTTAGACCTTTATATGCAGCGGGTGTAAGGTTATGCACTTTACCATTTAATCACTGGCTATTAACGGGTCAGATACAAAAAGAATTTCCGGAACTAGAAGTTCGTAGTTCTATCTTAATGGATACAAAGACTCCGACTGATGTTTACAATGTAGTATCAAGCGGTTTTCATTCTGTTTGTATTGATAGAGCCCTGATGAGAGATCAGGAAACTATAAAGACTATTGTTAAGATTAAAAGAAAGAAGCCGTTTAAGCTTGTTCTTTTAGCTAATGAAGGTTGTCTGGGTAAGTGTCCTGTAATGTCAGAACACTATCAGTACAATAATACTCGTACAACAGATAGTCAGTACTTTAATAATCCTATTAGTAGAGTATCATGTCCTAAGTGGGACTTTACTAATCCGGCTGTTGTGCTAAAGACTGCAGATATTCCAGCTTGGAAAGAAGATTGGGATGAGTTCCTTTCTCTTGGTGTAGACATCTTTAAGATGCATGGTAGAGAGAACGTAAAGAAGATATATGAGACAATGGAAATTGTCCGAAACTATGCAGAGGGTAAAGAAAAGCTCTATGATATAAATCTTGGAATAAGTGACTCCGATGCCGGTAAGTGGAGAAAGATTATAAAGAACTGTAAGTTTGAGTGCTGGAGTTGTAACTTCTGTGATAGAAAGGCTACAGATAGACTTAATACAAAAGCTACACAAGTTGCCAATCTTTTAGTAACAAGTGTTCATTCAGACTTTGAAACAACGGTTCCAGGAATATCTAGTCCTAGAGTTGATAAGCTTTTAAACGAGCTTGGTAAAATATCAACGGCTTATTTGGAAGTGGGCTGTCTTGGTGGTAGAACATTTTCTAGTACTATATCTGGCAATAAGCTTGATACTTACGGTGTAGATAATTGGAAAGAAGGTGTAGCTGCTGAGAACGGAGAGATAGAAATGCGAGTTACAAAACAAGACTTTATTGATAATATTCTTCCTTACAAAGGAGAGAATAAGATTAAAGTTTTTAACTGTGATTTTATAGATGTAGACAAAACTTCTATTAAGAATATTGATCTTTTTTTATACGATGGAGATCATTCTTATGAGAGTACAAAGTTAGCAGTACAATACTTTGCATCAACGTTTGCAGATGAGTGTGTGCTTGTCTTTGATGATGCTAACTGGGACGGTGTTGTTGATGGTGCTATTGATGGTGTTGAAGCAGCGGGTCTTACAATTGTTTACGATAAGAAAATGCTCAATAGTGTTGAGGATAAAGACATGTGGTGGAATGGATTATTTATTGCTGTAGTTAAGAAGTGATGGAGTTGTTAGAAGGAATATGGTTTGTTCCGTTTGTAGCGGGTATTATGGTGCTAACCAATTTGGTTAACTCCAGAGGATACCTAATACCTATTTACAACTTTTTACAGAGTAAGATAAAGTCTAAAAGATTGTTGATTGCTTTGATAAGCGGGGTGTCCGGAGTACTACCTATTCCCGGTAGAACTATAATTAGTGCCGGAGCATTAGATACACTTGCCCCTAATGATGGTAGAAGAAAAAACTATGGAGTTATAAACTATCTGTCTACGCATCATTACTATCTCTGGTCTCCATTAGAAGCAACTGTGCTAATTCCTTTATCTGTATTAGGACTATCATACTTTGAGTTTATATCAATGATTGCTCCGTTGCTTGTTACGCTAATTGGTATTACTCTATATTACATATTCTTTGTACTTAAAGAGGATGATGTGGTAATTAAGGATGTAAAGTATACCGGCGAAAGAGTAAGCCCGTTTAAGAATTTTAAGTGGGATGTAGTGTTACTTGTAGCAGCGGTCATCTTAGTTGGAAATGCTATAAAGATGAACTCAGATACTATTGTAGACTTCCTTATGTCTTTCAATAGTGGCATATTTTTGGCTGGAGTAATTTCTTTTGTTACAAGTTTTATACTGGGATCCAGCAGTAAGTTTGCCGGAATTACAACTTTACTTGTAAGTATGTTTGGTATAAACTACTTACCGTTACTTTTTTCACTAGGTTATGCGGGATATTTAATCAGTCCTACGCATAAATGTTTAATTATTACAAAAAGATACTTTAACTTAGATATGAGCCTCTATAGGATCTTGCTTATTATAAGCACGGCATTAGTGACGGTAGGATATCTATCAGTGTAAGACATTAATTATAAATGACATGGCAAATTTATTAAACGTTAATCTTCCTAATGGATTTTCTTTAGGTCCAGGAGGATCTAACTATGGTGTGTTTAATTCTTGGGTGAGACTTGATGGACACTACGGTTTTTACTCTGGAACTAATAGTGCTCATATATATCCAAATAACGGAAGTTACGGTTCTTGGAAAATAGAAGGCTCTAGAGGCGGATGGAATGGAATTGAGTTTACTGCCACTAATGGCAATGTTGTGTTAATGGTAAATCCCAGTTCTAATACAACTGGATTTCATAATAACGCATATGGTTGGCAGTTTTATTGGGAAAATGGAACATTGTATTGTCATAAAAGTGCTTATGGTGCGGGTACTCAAGCTACAGTACTAGACTCAGTTAATGCAATATATGCATGGAACATGAACCAGTATGTTCGTACTACTGATGCAGTAACGTTTGCTACGGTTGATACTGGACAAGGTGCAACTGAAGTTCACTTAATGAACCAAAATCTTAGAACTACTGATAGTGTTAGATTTAATTCTTTGGGTGTAAACGTAGCAGCGTCAGCAACCGCTGGTCGTATTGATGCCGGTAATGATATTGTAGCATTTTCTTCTTCCGATGAAAGACTTAAAGAAAACATTATACCTATTCAGAATGCGCTTGAAAAAGTAATGTCACTTACAGGTGTGGAGTTTGATTGGAAACCAGAACATAAAGATGCTCATGGATATGAAGGTCATGATACCGGAATTATTGCTCAGCAGGTGCAGAATGTTATTCCAAGTGCAGTAAGAACAAACCAAACCGGATTTCTTGCAGTACGCTACGAGAAGCTCATTGGTCTTCTGATTGAAGGTATGAAGGAACAGCAAGCACAGATTGAAGAACTTAGATCTAAATTGAAGTAATATGACATTACCTGCATCTGGCTCATCTATAAGCATGAGTCAAATTAATACAGAGTTAGGCAGATCTAGTACTGCTACTATCTCTTTGGATACTGCTGAGAATGGAGGATATGGTGCAATTAATACTTGTGGATCTCCGTTTCCTTTAGGAGCAGATCCAGCATCTATGTCAGAGTGGTATAGTTATAATCACTCTGCGGTTTGTTGTTCTGCTGCTACTGGAGCATCCGCCACTAATATATTTACTGCAAGCTTTAACTATCCCTTGGAAGAGATTGAGGGACCTGGAGAAGGAGAGGAACCTGGATTGGATGAAGAAGGTGGATGATAATTTTAACATACTATTAAGAGTAGCAAACTCTGTTCTATAATAAATTTTATAAACATGATAGTATATTTATATTATATTAATTTTTTTACTTATTTAACTTAACACATATAGAGGTAGTAGAAGAATAACAATTTTTCATAAAAATATTTATTTGTAACTCCTTCTATTTGTTTGTATATTAGTACTGTAATTACAATTAACAATTAAAACGTTTTAACAATGGCTGTTACCGCAACCGTAGATAAGTTCGGAATGACTTTTTCCGAAGCTTATCACAAAATTGCTCGTTTGACTTATGAGTCTAATGATCAAAAGACTTTTACTTACCCTGCTCCGGCAGAACCTACTGTAGATGAGGATGGTAATCTTCTACCACCAGTTTCTATGCCAACACCTGTAGAGTCTTGGGTAAAGAAAAACTTTTGCAACTTTGAAGTAGCAACTTACGCTTCTGAAGAGACTCGTGAGAATCACTCTGAACCCATTTATCGTACTCATTTTCATTTTGAAGCTGTTGTTGATGCAGAAGCTGCTGACATTATTGTACAAGCATATTCTCATCTTAAGGCACAAGCTGGATATGAAGATGCAGTAGATTGCTAAATAAAACATTAAAACCAAATATCATGTTAAAGAAATTCTGGAATTGGATCTTGGGTAAAACCACAATTGATGAAAAGATTATTGAGACAGTAAAAACTGTTGAAGTACGTATTGAAAGAGTTAAGGAGGAAACTTCTGATTTAGTTCAAGCCGTTAAAGAAGTAAGAAAACAAGCTGTAGATGTAGTAGAAGCTGTTC